TTTGAGGTCTTAATTATGGCATACTCTCCAGCATTTCTTGATGAATTGTTTGAAGATTGTGTAAATGGTAATGACATTCTATCATTACTTGAAGATTTAGTGGAGGAAGTTAACTATTAAAGTAATACTTACTAAACTCAATCTCGCCTCAGTTCTTCTTACTGAAGAAGAAATAAATACGATTCTATTTTATATTGAATCGGGAATACAAGGCGAAGATCTTGATACTCAAGAAGAAACAGTTGTTAACAATTTGTTTGACAAATTGCAAAATGCAACTGTATTAAATGCCTAGCACATATGTGCACCTGTTTGTTATACTATGTGCCACTTATTTTAGTGGCACTTTTTATAGTGAAATTTGCCTATCTTGCTCTATAATTAATACATAACAAACAAAGCATTTCAAATGACCATTTCAACCGAAACTCTCAAAACACAAACTAAAGTCCTAGAGTGGACAGAAGGACTATGCAAAGCACTTGAGCGCAATTACAAAAACTATCATGTTCGTTCAATGCAGTCCATGAACTCTCGCGACGGTGGATCATCTTACTGTCAAGCACAGTTGAAGGCAGTAGAAGACGGTACAGCAAACCTAATGAAGTTTAAGGTAATGAATGGCAAAAGATATTACAAGGTCATACAGCAGGATTATGACACCTTTCAGGACAGAAACGAGTACAGAGACGGATCTGTACATGCATTTATTGATAAGAACACAGGCGAAGTTTACAAACCAGCATCATGGAGAGCACCAGCAAAGCACGTTAGATATGATATGAGAATTATCAATCAAAGAGAGTTTTTACATGACTCAGCAAACACAGGTTGGGCGGGAGGATATCTCTATATGAGATAATCTCTCATGCTATTTGATACCCACGCCAATTTTTTTCACTCTTTAACTAACATTTATCATGCAACCATTGACCTCACAAATCTATCAAGAACTCTTGAAGGATTACGACCAACTGAATGATACTTTAGAGGTCATACAACAGACTGAGAAAGTATTACAAACCCCTGTTAATTATCAGTACAAACCGTATAGAACTCTCCGTAATTACTAATATAGATAACAATGAACGTCACCAAATCTACAAGAGCAGGTAAGAACGGAAAAGTGATAGTTTGCCCACTATGTGATAGTCGGGCACGTGTATTTCACTTTGCTTGGTCATCAGTTAGTTGCCTAAATTGCAACCATTTGATTGATAAGCAAGACTGGCAATTACCTGATCCAAAGTAACAACAACTGTATTCCCACTATGTCTAATGAATTAAGCGACAATCTCCAAGAGGAAGTATTACAAAAGAACCAAACATTTGGTATTTTTCCACAAGCAGTCTCATCATTTACGCTTCCTAATCATAAACAATTCAAGCAAGATTTGCTGAAGTGGATGACAACTAAGGATTTAGTTCCAGATCATAATAGGAGGATGATTTCACACAATGTAACAACAATCGGCAAGGATAATGAGGTATTAAATGATATCCCCGATTTGAAAGATGCCCTCATGTTGTTGATAGATAAGCACAATAATAATGCTAATAACTATCAATCAAGATTACAGGTCAGTGAATGTTACTTAGAACTTGCAGATGAGGGGTCTATCTATGCACCACATGAAGCAAGTAATTGCCTCTATAGTGCAATTTACTTTGTTAATTACGACTCTAAATTACATTCACCTCTTAAATTTAGAAGGCATATTGTATCATCTTTCTTTCCCGTATTACAGGTGCCTTGTAGTAAAGAATCGATCTTTAATCAACCTGAATGTTTTATACCTTACAGTGAAGGAGATGTTGTTATTTTTCCCTCTAATCTTACACGAGGTTATGAATCAAACTCTACAGGAGAGAGAATATCACTTAGTCTAAATATTGCACCAACTTAGTTATTAACAACTATGCGCTACTTTTCCACAGTTTTTTCCACAAACCCTGTTAAATTGCATGATAAAAGTAATACTTAAATAAACATAGGTTAGTGTTATATTGTTTGAGTAAGTATGCGATCAATTGTTGTCTCTAACTGTAGCATATCGTCACAGAGTTGTCAACACATAGGGGAGCATATTTTCAAACCCTGACTATTACTGAACTTATTGCAATTTGCTCACTAATGCTCTATAATACGTTCAGTCCTTCGATGTTAACTTGCCTCGCAATTCCTCATGGGAAGAACTTACAAACGCAACGACCTCTATTCAACACATAGAGCGAAAAGTATCAGAGAAAAGAGAAACAAATCAAAATCAAATAAACTCTCCTTCGATGATAACAATGCTCCCGCTAATTACACTACTAAGTATCAACAACTGCGCGATACTAAGTATAAACATAGAGGGTACTGATTAAAGACAGAAAGTAATAACGTACATTGCCTAATTTGCCCATTTTGCTTAACACTTTCTTTGCTCTAATTTGCCTATTATGACTAAACAGATTACCCTTGAAACTTCACCCCCTGTAGATGTTAAATTGTGGGAAACACGTAGTAAACACTTTTGGGCATACAATTACCCACAATGTAATAAGAATGGTCCATTCAGTTCTTATCATTCAGCGTTGAAAGATGCGATAACACATAGTAACCCTAATCAGGAGGAGGGTTAATGTCAACAATTCCAAAGAGATTACAGGTCTTACTTAACATCTATGATGAGGGTAATTTGCCCCCTGATGAACAAATAGAGATGGCACAGTTCTTAATAGATTGTGACCTACACAATGACCTGCTTCAGTATCAACAACTATGTGATTATTTCATTGCTGAGGGTATGTGTTATGACGTGCAATTAGCATGACTAATTAACAACAACTGTTTATGCACTAAATGATATTTTGCTATATTAAAAATTGATATTGTGTTAACCTACAAAAGTATAGGATCGAGAGTGAGTTATCGAAATAAAAATAAAAAATTATATAAAAATTCCTCCCTAGGGGTTTCTCTACGGGAGGAATTTCATTATGTTAGTATAACTAGTAAAGAATTATTGAAGATCATATATGAATCGCTCCGAAAAACTTTCCGAGTTAAAAAATAAATTCCCAGACCTAATTGATCTCCCTTGGTCTGGTAGACGTTATCCTGGTTGTTACTCAGTTATACAAAAGTACTTCGCTAAGTATCACCCAGACAAGAGGACTCTCGCAGACTTCTCTTCACTTAACATCTACAGTTTCAACCAAGATGCGTTGGATGCAGAGAATGGTGTGTATGCATGGAAGAGTGCGTGGGGTGATATGTTAGACTTCGAGGTTATCCAAGAACATGACCTTATGTTATATCGTGTGTTTACTGACCCGTTGATAGGAGGTTACTCAGTACCAGTGGATCGTGCACCTAACCACGGAGCGATATACCTAGGTGATGGTTTTATTTTACATCAGTTATATAAACAAACTAGTGAGATATGTGATATCCAACAAAGTGGTCTTACCTTATATCAGACTGCTTGTGTTGGGGGAGTTCGATAATACATACATACCTACAGTAAAGGAAATAAGAGTATGAGTAAAAGATATACTCTACAATTAGTAGAGGATGATGATGGAAATTTATCCGTTACATTTCCCACAGATCTCATGGAAGAACTAGGGTGGACAGATGGTACTACTATAGAGTATACTGAGGAAGAGTTTGGTACACTTTGTTTAGAGAAGTACGAACCATAAAAAAATGGCGAGTGGAACTCAATGGAAATAACAAGATCTTTAAAAATGAACAACGAGACGATTGAAGAAACCAAGTATGTAGACATACAAGATGCAATGACTCAAGTTAGTAAGAACTTTGAATTTGTTGCCAATGGGTTAGAAAACTTATCCAGTAGGTTGTCGGTGCTGGAGGAAGCGTTTAATAAGATGCCTCCACCTGGTCCAGAGATGATTCAATTTAAACCTCCTGGTGAGGATGAGTACAAAAATCTCGCCTCCGTCTTCGAAGATCTCTATGACCGAATAAATACAATTGAGACTGTACTTGGAATCTAGTGCCAGCGTATATATTAGAAACAGGTCGATCATACCGTAATCCCATAGAAGCAAAGGACTTCTTAAGAAGTTGGGATGGGTATGAGGGTGTGCCTGATGGTTATCAAATAGAATTTTATGATGAAGGTCCAGGTTCCCTTCCTCTAGGGAAGGATAACGTCCATTATATTGGAGACGAGCAAGAAATAATAGTAGGTACCGAAAGAATGGGTATCTACCGTTTCTATAAAGGTGGTACAGGTGCAAACCATGATTACTGGGATGAGAGTGTATTAACAAAAGATGATTTTCCAGGAGAGAAGAATAAAGGAAAGGCAATAAAAGCATACCATCCTGAACCAAGAAGGAATGCTCCTATATTCTACATGCTAGACACCCCAGAAGAGGGCACAGCAGTTCCATTCCACAGGCATTATAGTTCTACCCTTAAGAATACTAAATTAACCAGTAACACCTCAGAAGCAGGTTATACTAATTGTGGTGTTATAGGATATATGGCAGCAGGACAAACTGCAGCACAAGTCTATGGAGGAGGGGAAGTACCCTTATATCATTATTTTTCCACAGTCCATAATAACGATTTCTATACAACCAACCCCTCAGATGAGGTAAACCTATCAGGAGGACCAATTCCTCCTAAAGATGTACAGCAAGGACAGTACGTATATCAAGGAATTATAGGGTGGGCATATACAACACCCTTTCCTTCCCCTACATTAGGTGCATACTTTGACTCTACAGGAAATAATTTAGTTGTAACAGGTTCAAGTAGTGGAAATATTGATATAGAATATCGTTGGAATGATAATCCAGGTACAGCAAGTGTCAATGTAGACACAATCCAGATCGGTACGAAGACTTGGACAAGATCTGGAAGGTCAGGAAACCAGTCTGAGAAGATAAGTGGGTTAACACCAGGCTCATATCCGATTACATATACTAATTTACATGCTGCTAACAGTCCAATTGAGGTTAGAGATGGTGGACAGTGGTTATGTTTGAAGGATGGGCATGGAAATGACTGTAATGGTATCCTTAGAATCCTTATGGTTGAGGATCGTAGGCAGAAAACAGTTATAGATGTAGGTAAAATTGGTCCTTGTGGTCAATGTGTAGACAAAACTGGGTGGTATGACTACCGTCCAGAGGATGATGACGATTATAATGGCAATAGTCAGTACACATACTTCATGTACAGACAGCAAATGGATCAAAATGGCAACCGTTGGGAGGGAACTCCTGCTGTAAATGGTTGGGGTGACTCTGATTTTGCTGAAATGTTGACTGAAGATGCACTTTTTGAGTGGTCTTACGGTCTGAACGGTGCTGTTAAGGGTTCTGTTCCTCGTTATTTGGGTTTCGAGGACATGTATGACTCTCAGTTTGTCTATTATTTGTATGATACGTCCTTTCCTTGGAACGGTCCGATCTATTCTATACAGTATACGCTCTCAGATGCGGCATGTTGCCCTAATGCAGAGGACTCATCGGGTTGTCCAGAGTGTATTCCTAACTATACTTACCATTCTCACTTCTATTCTATACGTGAAGATATGTGGCAGACCAGTAATTCACGTATAGAGTTGTCTGATGGTAACTCAACAGGTGTAAATGAGTCATTCTGGGTTGCTGATACTAGTACAACACGCCTACTATTCCGCTATACATCAACTACTGGTGCGTTTAAGCGTGGAGAAATGATCAATGGGTGGTTAATTAGTGAAGTTCGCTACTTTGGAGACAAGCAAAAGTGCGGTTTCATGGAATTAAATGAGATGGATAGCGATATGCCCGCTGGCGAACCCTTTGTTTACCGCCAAACTTACACTGCAGAGGATGGTGCAACCGCAATTGCACTTGCAGGATTTGGAATATTTGACAAATGTGCGTTCTTTGGTGTGTATGAGTTCAGAAAAAACATATCTTACTACCGAGTAGAGGTCAATCAGGACGCATTGGTCGCTATGAGGACGCTAGATGAGGCAAAACTGGAACCTGTCATCAATGATAATGGTGAATTGGTCGATGTTATCATCATTAATTCGGGTAAAGGGTACAACTTAGAGAACATTCAACTAGCAGTTAGCTCTCCTGGAGTCATGGAAGAGTTCACAGGAGGTGATTTAGCGTCAGAGATGTACAATCAGAACAAGGTGGAGAGTAAAATCATCCCAACTTGGCCACCAGAGACCGTAGATCAGGGTGATGATCTCATAACTACGGGTGATTATGACATCCAACTGTTCAATGCTATTGAAAAAGGATCCAATACACTGTCTGCTAGTGATGATGCCGTAGCAAAACAGGTGGTATTTAACAGAGGAAAGGCAGTACAGCAGAAACAAGCGATAGTTAGGGTTACTGAGATTGATGATTCGGGGTCAATCATTGGTGTTATCATCGATGAGGGTGGTGCAGGGTACACTGCTGACCACCCACCATACATTGCTGTAGTCATTCCAGACAAGAAAACCGCTGGTTTTGATGGTACAGACATGTCTGGAGCAAAAACTAACACTGGTCAGTACGATAATGTTAAGCAACACATATCAACAAAGGATGGTTTTGACATTGACGCACTAATGTCACGCCCATTTGAGGAAATTGAAGCGGGTACGTCGGTAGATATACCCGAAGGTTACTTAAAAATCACTGAAATATCAGATACAGAGCAAACTACACTGTGTAATGACCTCCCTGCTGCTTGTTTAGCACATAGTTTTCCTGGAATTGTCTCTGATGCACTTCCACAAGATGATCAATTCTCTGAAATAACCAAGTTTTCACCAAATCTTGCTACTTTCTATGCTGAAGTTTGGCCTGATGCAGTACTAGCAGGTAAAACTGCCGATAGAGAAGCAGTTAATGTTGGTGGATTGTATGGTTTTAACAAAGGACAGAACTGTATTGTCCTTCCTCAACCAAAAACTTACACCGCAAGTCGATTTTTCGACATTCCTTGCTCCTATAAGGGGTTGTCTGAACCATTAAACCCAAATGATGACCCTAAAGAGACCGCTTATGGGTGGATGATACACAAGTATTGTGCTTCCAAGGCAGATAATGCCTCATTCAACGTTTCGATGCTCGTAGAAGGGCATACAACGGGGGCACAGGGGCAAGAATTCATGGATTTCCTACGTAATGACATGCCAGCAGCAAAGTTGACTCCAACTAGGGCTGTTCCTAACGGTGAAAAGTGCTGGAATTGCTGGAGAGGACCAGTTGAAGGTCGTTGTTACCGTGATCCTCAGTCTGGAGGTATAGTTTTTGTGCCAACTGGACTAGATGAGAACACATTTGACTATAATAGGTCAGGATATACAGAATTACAGCAATTGCAAGGTTGGTTACAAGGAAATGTAAGCACTCAAGCAGGTGTTGCAACGTGGACAGCGCATGCTGACCCAGAAGTTCCAGGTTCAGGTACGGAACATACCTTCGATTACACGGTAATTGATGTTTTACCGTGGTCTGGTGGACAACCACCTAATAGATGTTGGGATACTTTCGTTCGTGACGTGGTTTCTGCTGATGGACCTCTAGAAGTTTGGTGCGGATATGATGTAAACGGTGATCCGATTGCTGGTAACACATATAATAATGTTTCACAATTGTTTGATGCTTGCGTAGCACTAAATGAAGTGTTGGATTCTTCTATCGCAGTTCAACCAGGAAGACAAACTGGAACTAACCAAATGGTTATGGGACCGTACCGAGGAGAAATGAAAGTGCGTAACTATTTGACAGGTGCGACACTTACTTACGCTAAAGCGGTTCAATATTTAAGTAATCCGTATTTCTCTGAGTGTGAAACGGATATTGGTGAAATTATAGGAGATGGATTCTAATGGCATATGGATTTTTAAAACCAGTAGCAGCACATAACGGTTTACCTTGCAGTGGACACGGGTTATGTTTACCCTCAACGGTTCATAGTAACCAAAGTTGCGGAACTCCACCTATTCCTTACACTATTAGGGTTAAAAACCTTACTTGTTGGTGGCCACCTCTTCCTACAGTGCCGCTTACCCCTCTTACTCCTATCAGAGCAACGGTTCTAGTACACTTCCTACCCATATACCTTTTGGGTGATACATTTATACCACACCCTAGTCCGTGTACAAACATTATTGTGTATTGGTGTCCTTGTGGTAAAACTACATGTCCCGTTCCTACACCAATTGTGTGTTCTTTGTTAACAATTGAGGATGCTGGTGGAATTGGACACGCGAGAACCCTGTTGACCACTACGCTTACAGTGTTTGCTTTGAAGTTACCTATAGGTAGGTTGTTGGATCCTTTAGGTATTGGATATTCGGGTGCTTCGTACCCATGTTCAAGTGTTGTTGCATGGGGTAGTGCAACTGTGCTCGCTTCATGATATAATTAGTACAGTTAACCAAATTTATCATGGCTGCAAAGGGAGTATGGAGTAATACGGGAACTTATGTCCCGACAAAGGCAAAAAAGACTCGTCAAGGCAATGGTCAGAACACTAAGTACGTTGCGACTTCAAGAAATGCTGCGAAAAAGAAATATAGAGGTCAAGGTCGTTGAGTTATCAAGCATTACCTAAATTTTTACATATACAATATAGCTCTGTCGCTGGACAGGGCATTTTTGCTTTGAATGATATACCAGCAGATGTTTATCTTGGCATATCTCATGTGGTAGTGCATGATACTGAGTATCCTTCCACCCATCCCATGTATAGAACCCCTTTAGGTGGATTTGTAAATCATAGTGAGGATCCTAATTGTATAAAAGAGTGTCAGGAAAAAGAATGGGGTCAAATATGGCATATGAAGACTAGTAAGTCAATAAAGAAGGGTCAAGAACTATTCTTAAAGTATACTTTCTACAAAGTGTGATAAATAACTGAATAGATAGCAAATAAAATGCCAGCCTACAAATTTAGATCAGAGAAATTTCTAAGTAGGGGTTTTAAAGACCTGGCTATATCTTTTGCTGCAAATCCCAATACTAAGGATTTTGGTGCTGTGAAAAATGAGAATGCTATTAAGCAATCCATCAGAAATTTAATGTTAACCAATTTCGGTGATCGTCCATTTCAACCTGCAATAGGTTCACGCATTAAAGGACTTCTTTTTGAACCTTTTGATGTATTCTTAGCAGAGGAAATGAAAACTGAGATACGAAACGTTGTTGAACGCTTAGAACCAAGAGTTGAATTATCAGATGTTCGTATTGATGTAAATGAAGACGTTAATGAATTAAATATTGCAATTGATTATCGTATTACGGGACAAACTATATTACAGACAGTCGATTTTCTCCTAGAGAGAGCTTAGCATGCCAGCCGTTCCTTCACAACTTACATCACTTGATTTTTATGAAATCAAGGAATCAATAAAATCGTACTTAAGAACTCGATCAGAATTTACCGATTATGATTTTGAGGGATCTAGTGCATCATACCTTATTGACATTTTAGCGTATAACACGTATTACAGTGCGTTCAATGCAAACATGGCATTGAATGAAACCTTTTTGGAATCTGCTACTGTTAGAGATAATATTGTACGTGTTGCTAAACAATTAAATTATACACCAAGATCGATCAAATCTGCAAGGGCATGTGTAGCGATTGATGTGCAGACTTCTGCTGTTGGTGGTGGAACTAGTTTTCCTTCAACAGTCACCCTTCAGAAAGGTGATGTTTTTATATCCAGAAACGTAGTTGATAGTTTTGTTTTCTGTGTTCGTAATGATATTCAGGTTTCAGTCAATCCTACAACTGGTCTTGCTAACTTCAGTAAGATTATTTTCTATCAAGGTAATCTATTAGACTTTAATTACACTGTAGATGACACTAAAGATCAAGAATACATTATACCATCTGAAAATATTGATACTGAACTACTTAAAGTTCAAGTACGTCCAAATGTACAATCACAAGAAATTGATATTTACTCTCCTGTAGGTAATGCAGTTGATCTAGATGGTAATAGTCGTATTTACTTCTTAGAAGAAGTAGACGACCTTAGATATAAGGTCATCTTTGGTGACGGTGTTTTAGGACGTAAATTAGTTGATGGTGAGATTGTAGATTTACAGTATGTTCGTACAGTTGGTTCAGAAGCAAATGGATGTACTGACTTTGCTTTCACTGGTCTTATAATTGACTCAGAAGGTAGACCCATACCTCCTCAGAACATCAAGGTAACGACTATAGATGCAGCACAAGATGGTGAATCTAGGGAAACACCCTTAAGCATCAAATTCAACGCTCCTAGGGCGTATGCGACGCAGAACAGGGCGGTTACTGAAGCAGACTACGAATACATCACTTCAACCATATATCCTCAAGCAGCGTCAATAACCGCTTATGGTGGTGAGAAGTTAAGTCCACCTATTTACGGTAAAGTATTCATTGCTGTTAGATCTAAAGCAGGAACCAAACTTAATGCTACAACTAAAACTAGCATAAAGAATGACTTATTGAAATATTCAATGGCAGCAATCGAACCTGTCATTACTGACCCTGTTTCATACTACTTAATTCCTAAATCTTGGGTATATTATAATGGTAACAATACTGGAAAGAGTTCTTCTGAACTTGAAACCGATCTTTTGAAGAATATTGATAAATTTAATGATGCTGGTCAAACCGATAGGTTTGGTGGTCGTCTTGAAGGTTCAAAATATACTTCAATGCTTGATAACACTGATGATGCTATTTCAGGTAGTGTTACTCAATTAACGTTAGGTCAGAACTTAGAGAATTTTGTTTTTGGTAGTGTATTTACAGAATGTTTGGATTTTGGTAATCCATTACATGATCCAAACGAACATTCTGGACAACCTACCGATCCTTCTGGAGGAGACAGTACTCCAACTGGCACAACCTGTGCTCCTTCCTATTCTAGTGTAAAATCTGGTACTTTCTATGCAACTGGTTATACTGCTAAACTAGCAGACGTTGTTGCAGAGGGTGTTTCAACTTCTCAGTTGTCAACTTCCCTAACTTCGTCAGATACAGAAACATTGGTACCTGTAAACATCCGTGATGATGGTAGAGGTAAGATGATGCTTGTTACAACTAGAAACGAAAAGGAATTGATATTAAATAGTGATGTTGGAACAGTTGATTATGTATCGGGACATGTTTGTGTTGGACCTTTAGCGATTGCTGGTACACCTGATGGTACTACCAGATTACCTATAGCAGCAAACCCATATTCTGTCTCTATTGTAATTCCACCAGGAGTTGATCCAATAATATTCAACCCTAATGTATTTCCCATAGACTTTAATACAAATCCTGCGGTAACTTCACCGTTTGATCCAAATAACTTTGACGGATGGAACTATGGTCCAACTGACATAAATATCATTGATTATCCTACGGATACTTTCACGTATCCAGAATTCGACTCCTGCTTCTAAGAGATGCGCAAAAACATAAGTGTTTCTGATAGAGTTGCGTACCAGATACCCGACTTTATTAGAGAGGAAGACCAACAATTCGTCAATTTTCTGTTTGAGTATTATAAATCACAGGAAAAGACTGGTAAGCCTTACGATATACTCAATAATATAAATCTATACCTTGATGTTGATTCCTATACATCAAAGACGTTATCTGCAGGGACAACTCTTTTAAAAAATATTGGATTTGATGAACCGTTAATAGAAGTAGAGTCGATTGATGGATTTGTTGAGAATGATGGAAGCGTTCTCATCGATAATGAAGTAATTTACTATGAAAGCGTCACTAGGGGTCCTGACGCTATTCT